TCTTCCCTTTCTGAATCTGCAATCATGTGGTCGTAATCACAGTTGCGGCAAAATCCACCGCTGTCATAACTGTAATGCTTTAGGCGGTTGTAGTCTTCATGATAGTAACCGCATCGTAAACAAGTCAAGCCGTCCATCACGCAAATAAAACCTCTGTTATTTCTCCATGCGTGTCAAGTATCTTGACCCACTCTGTTGTCTCTATCCATACTTTAGCACCACACGACAACGGTTTATCTGGTGAGTAAACAACACGTCCAGATGCAAACTCTACACCATGCCCTGTGTAATTCTTACCGCCAGCCTTTACAGATACAACAGGCTTATAGTCACCTGTCTTGCTGTTGTGGCGGATGTGGTGTTGATTGATGTGTATTCTTTTAATTGTCATTTTCTACAATCTCCAGATTCGTTGTGATTTCTGAATGGTCAAGGTCTACAGATATGCAATCCCACCCAACACTCTCTCTATCATCAACGTAAGCTTGTTGCATTTCTTCTTTAATAGCGTCGACAGACATACCAGTGCAGTCTAACACCCACTCTTCAGTATACTGCTTCATCAGCTTTGCTCGTAGTATCATTTTATTGTTCGAACGCATCTGCTTTCCTTTCTATTTGTTTGCAGTTTCATTACCCATACAGGTAACTATCATATTTGTCAAGCACAAAAAAACAGAGCCATCCCGAAAGATGACCCTGTCAATAGACACTAACTTGTATTGGAGTAATGAGGCGAGGTAGAAAGGAAACGAAACATCCTCGCCCCATTTTTCCTATATATCAAAGGTGACAATACATGTCAACCCCTATATTCATACAAAGTGTTCATTTTTAATAAGGCTGACAAATTTCTGACAATATGTGCCATACATTGATTTTTTGTACCGACAAAAGCAGTAGTCCATTGCTTCAAGTCTACAGCTTCTCTTGCCTTGACAAGTTCCTTATCTGTAAACCCCAAACGTACGAGTGACATTGGTACGACAAGTTCGTACTTCTCATCATACTCTCGCTTAACAATATCGTACTCTAAATCGGATAGGCCCGATGACCGTTGTTTTCTAGCTGACATTTTCTTCCTCAAGTGCATCTAAGTATACACCGATTGCTTCCCTTATCAGGTCTGCAACCGCTACCTGCTGACCATGTATCAGACTTTCATCATGGGCTATCTTAGCAAGTCTGTCATAATCTTCAATCTTTATGTTCAGATTGTAATTCTTGGTTGGTGACAATATCTTGTTCGGTCTCGGCATTTTCCCAATCCTCTATCTTTGGCCCTTTACTGTGCTGTTTTTTGCTAGGCACAATACGATTCCTATACTTATTATATCGTAACTGTTTAGCTATCGGGTTATTTTTATTAGTATATTTCATAATAATATTACTCCCAACGGGATACCCCATCAAATAACATGACTGACAAAACCTGTCAACCAAAAAATGTTGTTGACAATATTTATCGTACGTTTTATACCTGCTCTGTCTTTGACATGGAGAAGTGACATGAGTTCACCAGCTTGGCTGACAGGATATGTAGAATCGTTGGACATACCCGCACTGGGTAGATACAGGTCTGACTGCCCAGTTTGCGGCAAGGCAAACACGTTCAGTGTTAGTGACGATGGGCTGCAACGATTGTGGTACTGTTTTCATGCAGACTGCAACGTCAAAGGGCGCACCGGCATCACGCTGACAAAAGATTTTGCCAAACATGCACTATCTCGCAAAGAGAAACGTATGCCCCCACCCGAAACATCTGTATTTCAAACACCTGACACGTTTGTCAGTCTGTCTCGCAATCTTGATGCAGAACTTTATGTTCGCTCCGTAAATGCTTATGATGCTTACCTTTCTGGTCGAGCAGACATACAGTACGATTTCAAACGGAATCGTGTTGTGTACATGGTTAAGGATGGACGACGTGTTGTTGATGCGGTGGGGAGAAGCATAGATGGACGTAAACCAAAGTGGTATCGATATGGAAACAGTAAACAGCCTTTTGTCTGTGGGAGCGGAGATATTTGTTTTGTGGTTGAGGATTGCGCTTCATCATGCGCTATTAGTAATCTGACTACGGGCATAGCTTTGTTGGGTACAAATCTTTTGCCCGAACACGTTGACTTGTTAAAAACGTACAGGAAGGTAAACATCGCCTTAGACAAAGATGCTACAGACAAAGCACTTGACATGGTACGCACGTTGCATAATGTTGTACCTACAAAATTAGTCATCTTGACACAGGATTTGAAGAACATGAAGGGAGACGAGCGGGATGAGTTCATTCGACAGTACATTGATTGACAGACAAATACTTGGGTTTTGTCTTAACAACGACTTCTTTGGTCGTGCAAAGAACATTCTTGATAGAACTATGTTCCAGCGTGAGATGCGTGACATATTTGACACGCTGACTTATCACCACACTACTTACGATACGAATATAACTGTGGGCGAACTGGCTGTCTTGTTTTCTGACCGTTACCCTGCCATGCCTGACAGCGCACGTAAAAACGTACACGATGTGATTGCACAGCTTGATTGTGGTACGCCTGACAATGTGGACTTGCACATGGAATTGGTAAACAACTTTTGGTTGCGAGACCGTGCGCGAATCATAGGTGAAAAAGCAATCGAGATATTTACAGGTGAAAGTGAGGAGTTTGGTGAGTTACGTCGTCTCATTGAGGCTGTCGAAGATGGGCGAATTAGTGACAAGACAACCTACACGGAAGAAACATCTACGCTTGAGGAACTATTGGATGACCAAGTTGGGGACCCTGACTTCCCTTTTGAGTTCGGCCTCATCAGGGACGAGGTAGAGGGTCTTGATAGGGGCAACTTGGGTATCATCTTTGCCAGACCAGAGGTGGGTAAGACTACCTTCTGTTGTTTCCTAGCTGCAAGTTATGTACGTGCAAAACAAAAGGTAGTATATTTTTCTAACGAAGAGCCAGCAAAGAAAATAAAATTGCGTCTCATTCAGTCATTCTTCGAGGTCACACAAGAAGAGCTTGACAAGAATCGTGCCAAGTACGTACCATTATGGGATGAGCATATTGCACCGTACTTTAAAATCATGGCCTCTGTTGGTACGAGTGTCGAAGAGGTAGATGAATATGCCAAGCTGAACAAGCCTGACATAATCTTTTGTGACCAGCTTGATAAGTTTCGTGTTGCTGGTGAATACAATCGAGGTGACGAACGGTTGAAAGAAATATATGTCAACGGACGCGAGATTGCCAAGCGCAATAACCTACTGTTCTGGGCTGTATCGCAGGCAAGTAATGATGCTCATGACCGACAGTTCATCGACTACTCCATGATGGACAACTCGAAGACAGGTAAGGCTGGCGAGGCAGACATTATTATTGGTATTGGCAAGACAGGTTCGAGTGAGGTGGAGAACACCGTACGACACATCTGTATATCAAAGAACAAAATCAACGGATATCACGGCATGATAAATGCACAGATAGACATAGCAACAGGAGTGTATTACTGATGAGGGTACTTACCTTTGACGTAGAAACCACACATAAGGACAAGCCTAGTGGTGGTACAACTGCGTTGCCACATTTTGGCAATCGTCTTGTATCCGCAGGTTTTAAGTGGATGGGTAACGATGTACAATATCTATGCTTTCACCACGCAGATCGTGAGCCTAGCCGGGATGCGTTCAACATATTTCAAGATGCCCTGCGTCTCGCTGATGTAGTTGTTGGACAAAATATCAAGTTTGATTTACAATGGATACGCTCATGTAACTTTACCTACGAGGGACATGTATATGATACGATGGTTGCGGAGTACCTGTTGGCGAAGGCGAGGCGTTGGCCTCTTGGCCTTGCTGCTCTTGCCCAAAAGTATGGCGGCATACAGAAAGAAAAAGACCTCGTTCAACCGTATCTTAAGAATGGGAAGACGTTCTATGATATACCGTGGGAGATAGTAGAAGAGTACGGCATAGCTGACGTAGCCGCCACAGAACACGTTGCACTCAAGCAACTAGAAGCCTTTGGCACAACCTTTGAGGAACTTTATGGAAAACGAACTGATACCGACACTGAAGCTGTCACTTGAGATGACAGACGTACTCGCCAAGATAGAGTACAACGGTTTGAAGGTAAACCTCGACACACTTGAGCAGATACGAGAAGAATACGAAACTGAGATGCACGAACTGGAGATGCGTCTGGATAGCTTGGCACGTGATGCTATGGGGGATACCCCCATCAATCTTGCCAGCCCTGACGACAGGTCAATGCTCCTGTACTCACGTAAAGTTGCAGATAAGACTCTTTGGTCTCAAGTGTTTAATTTAGGGCATGAGGTGCGGGGGTCTACTCGCAAACCAAAAATGCGTACCCGCATGAAAGCTAAGGAGTTCAAGGAAAACGTACGTGGTTTAACACGTGTGGTATACAAGACAGAGGGACAGCGTTGTCCAGACTGTGATGGTGAGGGACGCTTTCATCCCCTGCGTAAAGATGGCACACTGAGCAAAGCAGTGCGAGTTTGTAAGACATGCAGGGGTACGGGCGTCCTGTATCGCAGCACCGGTGAGGTAGCTGGTTTTAAGCTTGTGCCTCGCAACCCTATGGACGTTGCGTCTGCTGGTTTTAAAACGGACAAGGTTACACTCGAAGAACGTGCGCCAGAACTTAATGGTGCAGCCCGTGACTTTGCCGAATCGTACGTACGGTACAATGCCTTGCGTACCTATCTAAGTACCTTTGTTGAAGGGATGCAGAACAATGTTGACGAGAATGGTTTTATACACCCAGAATTTATGCAGTGTGTTACGGCGACGGGTCGCCTTTCGAGCCGCAATCCTAACTTTCAGAATATGCCACGTGGAAGTACCTTCGCTATACGCAAGGTTGTCGAGAGCAGGTTTGAGGGTGGTCAGATACTTGAAGGGGATTACTCTCAGCTAGAGTTTCGTGTTGCTGGTTTCTTAGCTAACGATGACGGCATCCTAACAGATGTAGAAGCAGGTACAGATGTACACAGCTATACAGCTAGTGTGATAGGTTGTACTAGACAGGAAGCCAAGGCCCATACCTTCAAGCCTCTTTACGGTGGCGTGAGTGGTACGGAAGACCAGCAAAGGTACTATCGTGCGTTCAAAGAGAAGTACGCTGGTGTGAAGGAATGGCATGAAAGACTGCAGAGAGAGGCCGTAAAGGAGAAGCAAATTAAATTACCGTCAGGCAGACAATACGCCTTTCCAGATGCAAAGTGGACAGAATGGGGTACGGCTACAAATCGTACCGCTATTTGTAACTATCCGGTGCAGGGATTTGCAACCGCAGACCTGTTGCCCATGTGTCTTGTACGCCTCAGCCACCTAGTGGAAAAAAATAAATTACGGTCTGTAATATGCAACACTGTACACGACTCTATCGTCATGGACGTACACCCTGATGAAAAAGATATTTGTATCAAACTGATGGTCAAGGCAATGTTAGCAATACCTGAAGAGGCAGAGAAGCGATATGGTATACAATATACAATGCCTGTTGACATAGAATTAAAAATAGGATACAACTGGCTTGACTTAACTGAAGTCAATGTGTAGAATCAATCTACGCAACCCTAATCGTAATGGAGAATCGAATGGGAAATCTTGTAAATAATGAACTGGACTCTTTAGTAGCGGCGTTTAATTCTGATGATGAAACTGCTTTGATGGCGGCTTCTGGGCAACAGACTCAACAGAAGCAAACGGGCTTACCAAGACTAAATATTAACTATGATATGGAAACGGAAGATGGCATCGCTTTGACGCGAGGTGATTGGAAAGTCTATATAGATGGTAGGTTCTTGTACGCTCCTACTGTGCAGGTAAGACCTATCTTACGCACCTTCGAATATAGTTTGTGGGATGCAGACGAAGGGGCTTTCATGTGTAAGTCTGTGCAAAAACCCACTATATCAGGAGATTTCCCTGATTCGGATGGTACGAATAAATGTGGTCGTCTTCGTCGTGATGAAGAAGAAACTGCTTCGGAGGAAGCGCAGATGCGTTCTCGTGCTGTAGTTTGTAATCAGGTTATCTATGGTCAGTTGTCAGGTAACTTCAAAGCCGCAGATGGCACGGAAGTAACTTTAGATGCCCAGCCTATTGTAGCGTACTTTAAACGCTCTGGATATAAGCCAATTGGTGATTTTATTGATGGGTTGTCTCGTCAAAAGAAATTGATGCAACGTCAGGTCATGAATCTGGCAACTTCCAAAGCTAAGAAGGGTAGTGTTACTTATTGGATTCCTGTTCCTACTCTGCATGGTGAAGTTCCCATTACAGAGGCTGATAAGCAGTTGATGGGTATGTTTGCTGAGACTGTATCTGCACATAATAATTATGTGATGGAGCAGAATCGCGAAGCCACTAAGTTGACGGGTGGTGGAGATTTTGACTTAGCAGACGACTTTACTGATGTTGACGCTGCTTAGTATCCAAGACTTTTTGGATAAAGCAAGCAGGGGGGAACTTGATGTCTCCCCTGCATCGCTTGAGGAGTTTGAAAAAGACTGTCGTGAAGCTGCTGCAAAACAGCTAAAGCGTGAGAAACGCGAATGGTACGTTCGCATGTCTGGTCTTGGTCGTCCCATGTGCCAGCAGATGCTGGACAGAGATGGTGTCGAAGAGGAGATGGAATACAACGCTGTGTTCCGCTTTCTGTTTGGTGACCTGACTGAAGCGGCAATGATGCTGATATTGCGAGAGGCCGGTGCGGACATTAGAGGCGCACAGGAGAAGTGTTCTTTACATCTTGATGGGTATATAGTCAGAGGTACGCTTGACCTCATCCTGCGCGATTCTATGGGCATTGACAGGGTATGGGATATCAAGTCTGCCAGTGATTGGGCGTTCAAGAACAAATGGACGGGTGGATACGAAAAGTTACTTGAGGAAGACCCGTTTGGATACATCATGCAGGGCTTCTTGTATGGTGAAGCAATGGGTATGCCGTTTGGTGGTTGGCTTGTTGTAAACAAATCATCTGGTGAAATACTTGAAGTGCCTGTTCCTGAGTGGCACGATACAGATAAACATAAATATTTGGAAGAAGCAAAGCGTCGTGTAAAGGTATTGAATGACCCTGATGCACCGTTTGTAAAGTTTGAACCAGAAGATGAGACCTATCGTAGACAGGGGCAGATTATCAAGACGGGTAACAAGATACTACCTCGCGTATGTGGATTCTGTGGTTACCGCGCACATTGTTGGCCTGATGCAATATTACGAGAAAAAGTAACCTCACAGGCTAAAAACCCCCCTAAGACATGGTATACTAGATTAAAAAAGAAAGAAATCTAATGCCGTACATCTTGATGAGAGAATATGATATAGACCTAATGGCTCTGAACGATGACTTGCATCATGCGTATGTTGAATCACATACAGGTACAGGGGGAGAAAGACGTGTCGTATATCTTCGTCAAAATGAAAAGGGGTTGCCTATCACACTCAGGGAAAATTACTCTGATGATGGGTTTCTACGTGCAGAAACGTACGAACGAGATGCACGTACCGTCGAAAATGAATTGTTAAAAATAAGACAACTATCTAATCAAGGGGCAAACATTTGCGTACCACTAGCACCGCTCACAAAAGAACTAGATGCTATTCAAAGACTATCCCCAAAACTCGCAGGGTATCTAAAACAAAGACTAAATTCGATAAACTTAATAGTATGAAACGTAAATTTGCAAATAGAAAATCAGGGTATCGGTCACAGTTTGAACTCAGTTTGGCACGTAGTTTGAAAGAAAAGAACATACCGTTCGAGTACGAAACAAAGCGACTGACATACATACCTGACCCTAAGACATACACCCCAGACTTTTACCTACCAGATACAGACATCTACATTGAGGCAAAAGGCGAGTTGTCTAAGCCAGACAGAGTGAAGATGATTCTGATAAAGAAACAGCATCCTGAACTTGACATACGGTTTGTTTTCATGAATTGTCGTAATAAGATATACAGGGGAAGCAAGACAACGTACGCTGATTGGTGCATCCGACATGGGTTTGATTGGTCAGAGAAACACATACCAGCCGAATGGTTAAGAAAGGCAGACAAAGATGAGTGATGATATAAAGAAGAAAGTAGAAGCAGCAAGTCTGTTGCCTAACAGGTACTATCTAATTATGAATTACGAGGACGAAGACTCGTTTTCTATGACAGCATACGACACAACAAAAAATGACTTTAATATTGAAAACGTACCCGCTGGCATGGTTATGTTGTCTGGTATGATTGAATTAATGGAAAATGATTTTGACCGTGTGTGGGATGCAGGTATTGCCCGTCTTAGCTTTATTGCAATGGCGGAATCCTTTAAGCCTGAAAGTAAAGACGGAGAAGAGGCGATTGATAAGATTGTTGCGCGAGAAGATAATATTGTGAAAGTAAATTTCGGAGAGACGCAGTGACAAGCTACATGAATATAATGAAAGAGATAGAAGAAAACGAACAAGCAGGTAAAGAGGCATATAGCGGCTATGACATGGTTGACAAACCCTTCCA